ATTTTTTTCATAAAATTTTCCTTCATTTATAAGCGATACTTTATCAGTTGGAGACCAATGCATACCTGCTGCAATCGAGTGAAGACCTTCAGTATCATTAAATCTATAATTATATGTTCTTTGCCATGCAGCTCTATTCATACCATTTACACCAACTGGTTTTAAATTTATTAAACTATTGTCCCAAGTTTTATTTAAACAATGTTTCCAGTACTCCGTATCATCTCTATGAGATAATGCATAATGCAATGCTACAAATTCAGAAAAATTTCTAAATATATGTTTACATTGAAAGTTAAAATTGTCTCTATCCCATTGCGATATTTTATCTCTTTGTAAATTTCTAACTAATTTTATTAAAAACTCGTGAACAGTGTATAAACCATTACTTTCTAAAGGTTCTATAAATCCAGCAGACAATCCGATCGCAACTACATTTTTTACCCAAAGTCTATTATGTATACCTACTCTCATTTTTATGTTTTTAAATTCTAAATCTTTTTGACCTAAATGTTTTTTAAATTGTTTTAATGCTGTTTCATCATCTACAAATTTACTAGAGTAAACATACCCCGTACCAATTCGTGACCACAAAGGTATGTTCCAAACCCAACCATTTTCAATGGCAGTGCAGTTTGTATATGGAACTAATTCTTTTTCTTTATCTTTATATTTAATTTTTGTGGCCCAAGCAGAATCATTTGGTAACATATCAGAATAAGATTCAAAAGGTTCTTTTAAAGTTTTATCTAACAATAAAGATTTAAATCCAGTGCAGTCTATATATAAATCTGCTTTATATTTATTATTTAAAGATTTAATTCCATTGTCATCTTGTTCGACAGAAACAACATCATCAACTATGTGTTTTATTTTTTTACAATAATTATTTTTTAACCATGTACCAAATTTAGTAGCGTCAAAATGATAAGCTCTTTGGACTTCGTTTATGTCAAATTTATTTTGATTAACATATGCCATTTGTAATGGGTATATACAATCAGCATAATCAGAATAAGGTGTTTTAGGATATAGTATTTTTTTAAACCACCAATCATTTGTTCTTGATTTTGTTTGTGCTAAAGCAGGTGTTCCAAATGGATAATGAAAAGCCTCTCCTTTTTTATAAAAATCTGTAAATTTTATACTTAATTTATAGCTTCCATCTACGTGTTTTATAAAATCTTTGTCTTCAATTTTAAGTAGTCTCATCCAATCTGTTATTTGTCCAAGAGTGCTTTCACCTACACCTACTGTAGATATATTTTTAGATTCAATTAATGATATATTATAGTTTGGAAACTGTGATTCTAAAGTAGCTGCTGTCATCCAACCCGCACTTCCGCCACCTACAATTAATATTTTCATTTAAATGGCTTTCCTAAATGCCAAACAACAAGACTATACCTTGTGCCTGATGTCACGGGTTTAACTCTATGCCAAACAAATGAAGGAAAAACAATAATAGAACCTTTAGGTAATATCTCTTTTGCTTTTCTTAAATGTTTAGTTTCATCTCTCATATGTGGATCATAGTTTCTAAAATCAAATTCTAGTTCACCACCTGTGTATTCTGAACCATCTGTTAACTGACAAGTCATAGATAGCTTTCTAATTTTGCCGTGCTCTTCTGGATTGTCAGGTCTATCATAGGGTTTATCCCAACTATCACAATGCCAATCATAATATTGATTAAGTTTATATTTTGTAAACTGACAAGACTCACTTCTTTCCCAATCAAAATTCCAACCAGCTTGTCTATTTGCTTCGTGAACGTATGGATGTAATTCTTTATATATCCAAGTATCATTTAACCAAACTAGATCAGAGTTTCTTTTTCTTTTTAAATCTTTTACTTCTTCTTTATTTAATTTTTTATCTCCATAACCACCTGTTCTAGCCATTACCTCTTCTTGAGAATTTGCATAAGCTATTACATCATCACAAAACTTTGGTGTAAGTACACCACTAAAATACCAATAATGATTAGATATATTCATACGTTATAGTTTGTACGAAATTTAAACTATCTTTTTGATTATTGGTTATGTAATACATATTAGTTGATGGAAACATAATAAACATATTATCTTTAAGTTCTATATCCCAACTTCTTCCTTTACGTCTGTTATCTTCAAAGTGTATTCGAACAAAACAATCTTTTACTTTTACACCATATAATAATGTAAAGTCTGGAGAGTTAATTAGATCCACTGGATCAATATTTAATAAAGGAAGTGTAGTCTCTTGAGGTTTATAGATATTTCCCCACGTTTTTTTGTTAATTAAATTAACACCATATTCAAGATTAACGTGATCTCGCATATAGGTATTTAACATATCCCAAGTTCTTGAAAATGGAAAATCTTTATTTTGAATTACTGATTGTAAAATGTCGCCTGATAATTTATCTCGGTCAATGTCCCAATCTTTAGGCATCTCCACATCACCATAATATAGAGCTTGTTCTGTTAATACTTTCTTTTGCATACCTGGATGTAATATATACATCCTGTATTTATAATGTCAATATTAGGTAAAGGAATTGATCTAGATCAATTATGCGTTAGAATCTACTAAATCCCAAGACTGACCTGATTCATTCCAAACATAATGCCATCTGTGAGTTGGAGGAGTATTTTCATCTGCAGGTGTATTTTGAGTTTCTTGTTCAGCTGTCAATGCTGGAGCATCACCAATTGGTGATTTCCAATTAGCAGTTGTAATATCTTTTACCCAAGATGCATAAGGTTTTTTAGGCCAAAAAATTTGATCATCTTCGTCCCAAGTATAACCTATGCCTGCGTAGTTACCTCTAAAAGGTGTTCCGCCACCTAAATGTGTGCCACCAGCTGTATTGTAAGATGTTTGAATCCACATTTGTGCAGGCCAATTATTATGTGTTTCTAAATATTGTTGTCCTACTGTTTCATCTTCAACGCCATCAGAGTTATGCATATCAGAATTATTTAAAGTTAGTACTTGAATAACTTTACTGTTTGATCCTAGTTTTGCAAAATGTGCCATAATGTTTCTCCTTATATATTACTTTTAATTATTTATCAACCTTGAAATTTATATCTAATAATAACAATTCCTGAACCACCATTACCTCCGGTCTCATTCCAAGAACCTCCACCTCCACCACCAGTATTAGCTGTTCCTGCAACTCCACAATTATTTCTACCGCCACCGCCACCACCGCCGCCAGGATTTCCGTGACCATTACTACCGTGTCCTCCATTATCTCCACCGCCGCCACCACCGCCAGCTAAAGGAGTTGAGCTTCCTGGTATACTTGTAGTGGTTGCTATTCCACCTCCAGAAGTATGAGGCACATTACCTACACCACCAGCTCCACCGCCACCACCTCCCATATGATAAGGACTATTAGGTGCATAATTTCCACCAGTGTTTCCTTGTGGAGGACTAACAGGAGGTGTGTTACCAGCTCCACCTGCTTGAATAGGTGAGCCTGAAGCACCTCCTCCACCAGATCCACCAGCATCTGCTGTAAAATTAGGTGAGTTAGCACCTGCTCCACCACCAGCTGATGATATTGTTGAAAAACTTGAAATTGAACCTGGATTATTAGGAGTAGGTCCACCTGGTCCTTTAACTCCACCACCACCAGCACCTACTACAATAGGATAACCTGTTGCGGGAAGAGTTAATCCAGCGTTTGGTCCTGAAGTACAAGCTAAAGGACTTGCTGTATAAGAAACAAAACTATCTTTACCTTCTCTGTAACCACCTGCTCCAGCACCTCCTTCATAAGCTCCACCACCTCCTCCAGCTATTACCATATAAGAAACTTTATTTGATCCCTCTGAGTTACCTGCAGAAGTTACAGTAAAAGTTCCTGGTCCTGTAAATGTATGAATTTTGTCATTTCCACTAGTTGTTATTGTTCCACCTGTTGCTGTAATAAACTGTGCCGTTGGTGCTTCATCTTGTAAACCTGAATCTGTTACTAACCAACCTTGTGTTGAATCTATAAATACTAATGTTACTGCAATACCTTCTGTGTCTAGAGTTGCATTAACAGCTGAACCACCAATTTTATCAGAACCATTTCTAACTAATGTAACTGCGTTTGTATCAAAAGTTCCTGCGTAATCTTTTATTGCAACAACTGCTCCTGCAGTTCCTGCTGGTAAATTAACTGATACTACTCCACCTGTTGTATTTACAAAATATCCTATTCCAGCTACTGCTGTAAATGTAGATGTTTTAACTGTTGTGTCCCAAGACGCTGAACCTGTTGCACCAAAACCTGATGCAGTACCAGAGTTTGTAATCGTAGCACCAGCAGGAATTGTGAATGTATCTCCACTATCACCTAGGGTTACTGTTGTGCCCGATCTTGGACTAATTTTATTTACTTTTACTTCACTCATAATTTACCTAATTTTGAAATTTGTACCTTATTATTACTATACCTGATCCTCCATTTGAACCTAAATTTCTTGCTCCTCCTGGATATCTTGCTCCGGCTCCTCCACCACCACCACCACTATTTGTAGTTGCAGCAGCAGGTGCGGAACTATTTCCAGCTCCACCAGCAGCACCACCACCTTTTCCACCAGAGCCCGCGGGACCAGATTCTGGTCTACTTACTACACCACCACCGCCACCGCCACCAGCATAATATCTATACGATCCACAAGGAACACCATTACTACCAAAAGCCGTAGGTATCCCAGCACCATCACCACCATTACCTGCAGCACTCGGACTACCAGCACCTCCAGAATTTATTGCACCTCCTCCTCCACCAGCTAAATAAATTGGACCAGTAGGACCACCAGCTGTACCTTGTGCAGGACTTACAGGAGGAGTATTTCCAGCTGAACCAGCATTAGCGTGAGCACCACCTCCTCCAGAACCACCTGTTGTACCACTTCTAAAACCAGAAGCAGGTGTAGATGCTCCAATTCCACCAGCACCGCCGCCTGCTGATGTAATTGAACTAAATGTTGAAACTGATCCTGAATTTGCTGTACTACAAGAAGAAGGGGCTGCTGCACCTGCTCCAACTACAATTGGAACTGCTCCTATTGAAGCTGCTATTCCTGCAGGTGCTGCTAAAGGTTTACCAGGATAAGTCGCTGGTGATAAACTTGGAGAAGCAAATCTAAATCCACCTGCTCCGCCACCACCTGCTGATGTTG